GCCAACGTTACGAGCACCAGTAGCGATTACAGTAATCGCCTTGGCAACAGTAGACATAGCAACACGCAAGCCCGGAGCGGCAATGGTGATAGTACCGCCAGCAGCAGCAGAAGCCAGACCGGAAGTCACCACATACTTATTGGTATCACCAGCGAAAGTGATAATATCACCAACAAGAATAGTACCAGTACCAGCCGCCGCACAAGTGATGCTAGTAGCGCCAACTGCATAACCAGCAATATTGGTAGTAGCACCAGCAGCAGTACCAACAGCCGGAGTAACTACTTGACCACTTTCACGAATTGCAAACCCGTGAATATCAAGCAGAGTACCTTGACGAAGCATACTAGTATCAGCAGATTCGTTAGCCTTGGTAAGCTGTGCAAGAGTACGCATAGCAGCACCAGCACTACTATTAATAACCAAGCTGCGATCAGCCTTTGGTGCACCATTATCGTCAAGAATTTGACGAACACGAGCAGGATCGGACAGAGTAGAGGCAAAAGGATCAGTACCAGCAGTACCGTAAGCACGAGAACCGCCAAGATAAGCAGTAGTCGCCATATCAAGTTCCATCGCATTGCACAAAGTACGAATAGCTTGTGCAATTTGACCGTTCTTAATAGCTTGAACGCCAGGACCATTGTTATTAACGCCACGGGTTTGTTCACCGTTCCAACGGAACGGAACCCGCTTTGCTTTAGTAATAGTAAGAGGAACGCTGCCGATAACCTGATCACCATCATCAGGCAGAATATTAGACGGAACAATGTCCGTCATGGTCGCAACGGGCGGGACAAAGCTGTAAACAGTTTGACCAACAGCAGCACGTTCAACGTTGCTATCGCGAGTAACCGAAGGAACAAAACCAACCAGTTCACGGGACACAACGTCAAGGGCTTCATACAGAGGCCCAATAAGATTAGTTAAAGTATTAGCACCCATTTTACACCTTTAATGTGTTAAGAAGCATCAACGATTTTGCCGCCTTCACGAACAAAAGCTTGGACCTCGCCCGAAGCCATTTGTTCATACGCAGCACGAGTAATAGTTTTAGCGGCATTGCTACCGTTCGGAGTCCTAGACCCACCAGCACCAGCACCGCCATTGATAGGAGCGGATACATAGTGCTTGCCTTCATCTCCTTGAGACCATTCCTTAACAAAGTCACCTAATGACTTTTCGCCAATAACAGCAATCTTGCTAGTACCGTCAGACTTCAGTTCAACTCTACCAGTAAGCATTGCTTTTACAGCAGGTATAAAAGGCGCTCCTACATTTGCCTTAGTCAAGGCTTCTGTCAAGCCATTTTCAACAAGTAAATTGCGGGTTACATTGCTTTCTTGTTCAAAATTTTGTTTGTACTCTTCTGCTTGAGCCTTAAAAGTCTTGGCCTCTTTAAGAGCAATCTTTAATTCTCCTTGAGCTTTCTCAAGTTGCGCCTCAATTTGCGCCAATTCCTTTGCGTCTGGCGTTCCTTCTTGAGCTTTCTTAAGCTTGAGTACCAACTCAGCATTTTTGTTCTTGAGGCCCTGAGTGTCTTGCTCATGTTCAGCAGCCTGTTCTGCAATTGCAGCTGCAATTAAATCTTTAACGATCTTCTTGTCAGCCGGATCATTTGGATCATATGCCATTGAAAGTTCTCCTATTGAGTTTTGTCAGTAGTTGGGTTTTTAATGCTGCTGTCGTTTGGATTAGGACCATCTTTAGCAGCCATTAAATCTTGCTGTTGTTTCATTCTAGTGGCAGCTTCAATCTTAGCTTGGGCTGTATGTTCATCATACTCAACTTCAGCTTCAATCAAGTCACCGCGCTTAAGCAAATCAAACAATTCTTCTTCAGTAAGGGCATTATTCTGCCAAGCTCCAACGTAGGAAGTCAAGGTAGGACCATCAATCGCAACAGGTAAAAAGTCACGATTAATTTCATAATCAAGATCATCTGGCGGCTGAATACCTGCCCACATACAGAACCAACCTAAACAGGTTTTCAGGCCGGTTGAAACTGAAATTGAAATAGAAGCAAGAATTGAGTTTTCACCCATTCTGTGCAGCGAAGAAGTAACAGCAGTTTCAGCAGCTTTCTTTTGAGGCTCAAGCATACGCGCGCCTAGAACAGCCATCATCTGTTCTTTGCGATCAAGGTTCTTTTCAAGAGATTGAAGACCTTGGCCTTTAAACTCAATAAATTGAGCCGAAGCATCTGGGTTTTCAAGCACAAGTGCAGACTGCGAGCCTAAGAATATTGAAACAGGCTTACCTTTATCATCATAAGGCGACATACCAGAAACACAAAGCATAGGAAGCCCTGTAAAGTGGCAACCATGTTCCCAATCAGCACTAGCCCTATAGTGAGAAAGATTAGTATCTACAAGATCAAGAATAGGCGGAAGATCAATATCAGAGTCGTTGCCATCGGGACAAAAGAACTCAAAAGGAATAAAATCCATTTGGGTATTATTCATCAATGGATAGAAAGGTTCATTGATAAGTTCATCCTTACCATCTTTATCAATTCGGAATACTCTAACCCTGTAAAAACCATTAGCAGGATCAAGATCAAGAACCCTGTAATTGCTTTCAGTCTTTTCTTTAAACTCATCGTCTTGATCAGGTAAAACAACTTGTTCGTGCAACACTAACATTGAAAGCTTAGTAACATTATTAGTTGTCTTATACTTCCAATTGATAATGTTTTCAGCTGTATACATTTTCATTAGCGGGCGATTGCCAATAGCTTCGGCCATAGCAACAGTAATAACTTCGCCAGCTTTAGTTGCTGGCTGAGAGTAATCAACAAGAATACCAACGCGACCAACAACAATGTTTTCTTCAACAACTTCACGGGTGAATTGGTCAAGATTTTCACCATCTAACGTAACGTTTTCAAGTAAAGGCTTAATGCCGTCAGGAACATTAATACTAGGCGGCTTTCTAAAAAGCATACCTTGCATTGCGCTAACAGTTCTACCTGTAGCATTGAAGAAGTTTGCTCTAGTCTTATAGGAATTATATTCTTCCACTTGCTGTTGAGTAAGTTTAGGAAGATATTCAGTACCTTTGCTTTTTACAGCATCAGACCCGGCAACAACGTCTCTGCAACGTGTCCATTTAAGCAATGCCGCCGGAAAAGAAGGGTGAACAACGCGAACACCTTTCTGAATACCAAGCGCAACGTTGCCTAACGTTCCAAGCTGAGACATTTAAACACCTGTAATCTGAATGTGGGAAGCGTTGCGGCGACGAATTGGAAATCTATATGCTACAAAGTATCCAGCAGCGTCAACAATGTGATCAAGCCCGGACGTCTTATCCGGCTCGCCGTTCTTATCATAAGCTTGCTGTTCCAAAGAAGTAGCAAGATTAGGACAAGCTTCTATATTAACTTTAAGGCGTCTTTTGTTATCAGCATGGATAAGTCTATTCATGCTCATAACACGATCTTTAACACGCGGATTAGCTGGATTGTTACAAACTATAAACTTAGCTTTTTTAAGTAAAGAAATATCAGACTCACTAGCATTGTTACTTTTTCTATTATCGCCAGAAGCGTCAGGATAAACCATTACTGGATTATTTGGAAATCTACGCTTAATTGCTTCAATAGTTGCAGGAGTATCATAAAGCCCGGTTGCTTCAGTTACCGCATGTGGAAAGCCGTCACGATTAACAAAAACAACAAAAGCCATTTTAGTAACATTGAAGTCTAAGCCAATGTGCAGTGTTTCATTGCCCTGAATAGTTTCGCTAGAAGCATTTAACGCTCTGTCAAAGTCAGGATATACTGAACCGCTAGCAAGGTTTACAAACTCACCATCAATATAAGCAGCAATAAGATTAGTAGGATAAAGATCAAGTAAGTCTTTAATATAGTTTTCAGGAAGATTGCGTTCGTTACTATAAGTGGAAGCTCTAATTATTCTATATTCAGAACTAGGAGGTTCTTTCTTCCAAGTATTATAAACAAACCTAAAACCTTCAGGAGTAGTGCCCACAGCAATTGTATTGTGCTTGCCGTTGGCTTTCTTTTGACGATTACGAGAAACAATCTTTTGCCAAACAAGTTTAGCATCTGCCTCTTTTAAAGTATCCAATTCATCAACAAGACTATCGCCGACTTCATAACCAACGATACGCGCCGGATTATCCATAGTTCTAAACAGAATAGAAGCAGCGCCTTCAACCATAATGCGCGGCTTATTACCTGTTCTAGACTTATAAGGAATGTGCATTTCCTCCAATGCTTCTTCAAATCTAGGAAAAGCAATGGTTGAAACTAGGTCATAAGTCGGCAAGTAGTAGCCAATGTCATTGTCTAGATTTTGAAACTTTAGAAGTAAAGCACGTTTAATAAGAGCTTCAGTCTTACCACTACCAAATCCAGCAACAAAAGCAGGAAATCTTTCCTCGCAAGTAACTAGCTCAAACTGAGGCTCACTTAATAAGATTTCCCGCTCAAGCAACATTTTCGTATTTCTTAAAAATAAAAGTAGGCATTTGTGGCGGGCCATCGTTTTTAACAGTCTTGTCCACTATCTTGACGATTTCGCCTTGCAACTCAGCCGATACTTTAATTGCAGTAATACGATCTCTTGCTTCAACCCCTGTATCTTCATAGATTTGTTGTAATACTTGAAGTTTGCGTTCTTTACTATCAACGCTGCCAGTAGAACCGGCAAGCATTATAGCGTCTACTTGTTCGCGAATATCAAGATCATCGTGCCAAAGTTGTGCAGCTTGCAAAAAGCGCAACGGTTCCGGCCTGTTTTTAAAGACTACTTTAGCAACGTCAAAAGCAGAATATTGCTTTTTATACTTAGCCATTAGGCACACAAATTCCGAGACAAGCCCTTCTAGGCTTTCCCCTTCGTATAGCTTAAATGGTAAATCTTTGCTCATAGCGCGCAACTAAGCCTAATAAATAGAGCTTGTCAATTACTTGCCCACAATTTGATCGGCGCAGTGATACACTTCGCGAAGCACTTTGTTATTAGCTTTAACTTGATTAATAGTATCAAGAGTATCGTTATGAGAAACTTTTACAATCTTAACTGCTTCACAAACAGTATTAGTCCCGGAAGTCGGGATCGTTTGTGGCGTTGTGGTTTGGCAAGCTGTTAACAGTAACGGGTATAACAGAAGCGCGAATATCTTCAGCTTGTTTAAGTATTGCATTGTCTTGTCTTTCTTCTACAAGTTGCTGCTTTTCTACACCACTATTAATAACAGCTTGATTGTCAAACCAAGCTTTCGCAAGACTTGCAAGAATATTACTAATAATGGCGAGAAAAGCAGACATTTTATCACCTTAAGAAGAGGCAATGCCGTTGCGCAAGAAAGCAGCAAGCAAAGCGGTAATAACCATTTGAGCTACTTGGGCTACAGTTGCCTCGCCGCCTGCGTACATACCAAGTGCAGTAAGAATAGCAGCCGCAGCCGTGAAGTAGGTCTTCTTGCCTTGTAAGAGCTTATTCATCTCTATTTCTCCTAACTTTAAAAAGAAAAAGAGCAGTTTTAAGTCATACTCGGGACTTTCCCGCTACGGTCACTTAAGCAGAAGGTACTTCTACAGTAGGCGTAGCGGCAACGATTGCCGCAATATCTTCCTGCTCAACACTATTCAGATTAGCTTGAAGTTGAGCAATGGTATTGTTGGCATCAGCCAGTTGTTGAGCAAGAACGCCACTATCGTTCTGATTAATCTTGTCTTGCAGTTGAGCAATAGTAGCATTTGCTGTATCTACTTCAGCTTGCTTGGAAGCTACGGCAGAGGCAACGGCGTTATTTTGTTGGATTTGGAAGTTTGCAACAAGAGTTGCAAGTGCAGTTTGGAATAAAGGCGACATTTCTATTTCCTTGAACTTGAGTTGTTTTACTTGTGAATACAACGCCCATATTAACATGAACGTACAACCGCCAACAAAACCTAATAACACATAGCAAAATGGCGGATTGTTTTTAAAAACCATTACCGCAAGTAATTGCAGCAAAGAACTGCCAATTACAATAAATGCTAGTATTTGGTTTATCTGTTTCATTGTGTTTTCCAGAACTTCTTTAAGTCTTCAAGATTTCCTGCAAATCTAGAGCGATCTACAGTAGTTTGAATACCTGCAATATGTCCTTGATCGGTATATTGCCACAACGTGTAGTTTTTCCAGGCAACGGGAATAGTCGTCTTGGGTCCATATTGAGCAAGCCATAACTTGCAAGCTGCAAAATCGCTATCCATCTTCACGCCCAATACCATGCGAATAAGCACGCCACCGTAAAGAACTGGATACTTGCCAGTTACTTCTTTAATACGCCGAATAAATGTCTTTGCTTGATTAAAGGCCATTGTGTTGTGTGGTTCTGCTTCATTGTATTCAAAATCAAGCACATGAAGAACATCTTTGCCAGCAATACTTAAGAAGTAATCGGCTTGAGCTGCACCGTCACCTTCTGTGCCAAAGTGGTAAGCGCCCACAAGCAAGCCTTGTGCGTTTGCTGCAGCTTTATTGTGGGCATACATATCATCTACATGGTGCAGACCTTGCGTTGCTTTATGAATAACAGCAACAATTCCACTATTCTTTACAGCTTTAAAGTCAATATTGCCATTGTGGTGAGAAACGTCAATTACTACGTCTAAACCTAACATTTGCTTTTCCTTTAATGAATTACTGAATTGTTCAAAGCTTTAAGAAAAGCCCAAGCATAGGGCAAAGCAATTCCGATCAGCTTCCAAATAACAAATATCGCGCTAAGAGCACCACCAAGTTTAACGAATGCTTCGCCTTGTCCCATTAACGCAAGCGGTTTACTTTTAACTGCCGCTTCGTTGTCTTTATGAACAATATTGAGTGCAGTAAGTAGCGTTGTTTGATTTGCAGCAAGCCCTTCTAACTTAGCATTTACTAAGTCTATTTCAGCTTTAACTGTTTCTGTATTTTTCTTTGAGTTTTCACGATGATCTTCTAAGCATTCATGAAGCTGTTCAATACCTTTAGCAAGGTCTGAGTTACTTGGATTGCGTGGAAGAGGAGTAACAGCAGCCATTACTTCAGCCTGTTTGCGTTTAGGTTTAATTTGGGCCGAAGGTTGCATGGTTTAACCCGAATGGAAAGCCCACAGGTTGCTAAGGGCTGCTGTTTTCGTCGTCGCCTAGGCTTGCGGCTTTGCTGGCGGGTTGTCAATCCTCTGTACTTCCAAATATCGATCCTTATACTTTATTGTTTCGTGCATTGCTTTGATTAGCTTCTTACGTTCCACTAAGTTAGCATAATCAATAGTAAAAACTTCAAGCTCTTCATCTTCATTGCCGTTTGCTGCAATTTGTACAACTGTAACGCGCACATAATACTTGTTAGCCATTTTTCTTTACTTTCTTTTTGTTTTGCACAATCTCTCGACCTGCAACACGATTACTTAGAATAGGATTTTCTTCCCTATGTTTAAATCTAGACTTTATATACTTAGTTTGCTTAGCAATTGCATCATTCTGAATAGCTATAAACTCTTTAGCTTCGTCTATATCCCAAGTATTCAAGAATAACAGCAATCGCTGCTTTAAATCCGTGGCATATTTCAACTTTGTAACCCTGCGCTTTAAGAGCTTCAATGTAATCGTTTTGGACTTTGCTTGCTCTTCCATCTTTTTCTTTCTTAAGCTCTATATAAAGGCCATGGTAGAAAGTAGCTTGCCTAATATTACCAAGCTCTACTTCAATATTTGAATTTCTTGGAACAGGTAGACAAATATCAGGAACGCCAGCCCTAACACCTTCAGCTTTAGCTCTACCGCCTCTTATTTTATCACCATGACCTTGATTGTGTATTGCGTAAAGTAAACCAAGTCTAGGTTCAGGAATACTATGACCATTATCAGCTAGTGACTTTGCATAACCTGCCAAAGAATAACTGTTCTGATCATTTGCAGCATTAACACCAAAAGTGCTTGCCATTGCACACCAAGCAAATAGTGCGACTTGTTCACTGTGTTCTGTTTTGCTTTTAGCTAATTGTTCGGGCGTCATTTAATTTCCCTTCAGTTTGCTAATAAGTTCATCAACACTTTCAACATTTAAATCCGTCACACGACTTTCGGCCTCTTCAATATCAAGCTGAATAGCAATACTTTGCTCTTCAATAAGAATTGAACAAATACCACGTGACAGAAGTGTTAAAGTTTTAGCCTTTACTATAAATTCATTACAAACAATGCAATGAATTTCTTGGCAATTAGGATCGTCACAAGCCCAATTAAGGCGATAAAGTTTATTTGACATTGTTGTTTGCCTTTTCTCTAGCTGTTTGCCCACAATAAGTGAACGAGGCCATTTTATCCGGTTTACTCGCCCAGGCCAAATAAAACCCGTTTTTAATTCTTTAGGAATTTAAAGTTTGGCTAGAACGCAAACAACATAACAGCTTTAATTGCTTCAAGTTGTGTCGAATAGCTTTGTTTGGAGTAAAAAAGGCCATTTTTGGTTATAAAAACGGGAAATATAGCGATTTTGGGCATAAATATAGTTTTCGTGAAATTGCCTCAACCCCTTACCCCATAAGCCTTTTCTTAAGAATATATAATAATATAATAATATAATACTTAGTAGATACTAATGTTTGTCTTCATTTTAAAGCTATTCCTGTTAAAGCTCTTCCTAATCTTACTAATACCCCTTTACTATGTATTATATTTTCTACACCCCTTATATTTTATATTTTTGCCATTTCCTCAATGATTTCAAACACATAAGATTATATTTTCGATTATACGCACTATATTTTCCAGAAAAAATTCAAATTCCCCAATGATTTCAAGCACATGACCATTATACGGCAAAAACAGCCCATTTTGCCCATAAAAATCCGTTGACAATCTCACAAATCTAATTGTGGGCATTCTAAAAATCATTCTCATTTTGCAGCTTCATAAAATCTTTGTGTCGTCAATCATGAAATTGATTGCATACAAATCCAGATGCTACTTTTCCCACGATACCGTTTAAAACGCCTAGGGAGCCCGTACAGGCCTATTGAACGTGTTTGTTGGCAATCACACCACCCATGAAGCTTTTGGCCGTCTAGCGCGTTTTCATGTTTTGTTCTCAACAAATAAATGTGATTTGACACAATTTTGCTTGACACTCTTTCCAATGAAGTTCACGCGCGCACGCCCATCCAATAAAAACCGAACAAATCCCTGGTAACGGCCCAGGTCGACGATTTGCAGCTGGACCAAAAAATTTGGAAAAAATGTTATCGGAGCTATTGCATCCAATCTCGATATAGTATTTAACGACATCACCGGCTTGAAACGCCGGGGCGGAAAGCCTCCTTCGGGAATGTCGCTGCCGCTAGACTTATAGGCCCGCTCAATGCTCCCCTATGGAGCCGGAATGGCCCAAGCGCTTTCCTTTAGTGGTAAGCCGTTTAAACGGGTCTATAGCATTTTTCATTTTGTTTATGATCCTCAAGCTTCGGCTTGAGGATAGTTAACCAAATGGAGCTAGTACAATGCGCACTCAACAAATCAAAGTGTGGTCGCGCGACTATTCCAACGCAACGAGCTATGAATACACTGGGAGTTTTTCTGTTTCTCCCGAACAATGGGAAACTGCACTAGCTGGAGATGTTTTAATTCTAAACTCATGGCACCTGAAAATGGATTGCATGTATCATGCAATGTTCATCAATAAGGAAACGAATGAGGTCATTGCTCATAATTTGTAAAACAAAAAACTAAATTCTTAACTAGTAGTCAAATGTGGGGAGGGCCAAAACTTTCCCCACAATTAACCACTAGGGAGAAGCTACAATGACTGATTATCGTTACGTTGAAACGCTGACTAATATCGGCGCTCGATTTGTTTGTTATGCCGACGAATGTGCCAGCAGTATTAAACACATTGGGTGGTACTCGGACGATGATGAGTGGGGGTATACGTTCCGCGGCGCTGTTCTGCAAATCCCTGGTACCAAGGGCCAGGCGCGATTTATCGCGGCGTATCAGGACTCCGCCAATGACGGATTTGTCGTGGACACAACCAGGGTCATTTCTGAAACTGCGGATAGGTGGACACGTCCGAGCGAGCTGGACGCGGCACGCGACATTGCGTATCGCGCAGACACCATGGCGAAGATTGCAGCGGAGGAGGCGCGTGAACACGCAAGGGCATGGCGCATGGGCTCCGACTATAGCGAGGAGGCCAAATTGATTGTCCAATTGCGCACAGAGGCATTGCGAGTTTTGAGGTCGCGACGCGCGGTAAAATCTAAATCTGGAACCATTGGCCCAGACGATTATCAAACGCTCTGCGGCGTGATCACAGACAAAATTACCTCAATTCGGACAGAGATACAGGAGGCACGTGCACGCATGGCGCAGGCACGCACCTCTGTTTATCCGCGCCAGTATTCGGCCTTCAACGAGGGTGCAGGACACACTGTTTTTCAATACTGATCGAACACAACCGAGGAGACAAAAAATGTCAAACAACAACGAAATGGGCATCGGACCAGTATCCACTAGTGGCGACAGATCACCAGCGGTTACTAGTGGCCACTACTCGCAAGCATCCACTAGTGGCGATCTATCACCAGCGGTTACTAGTGGCCACTACTCGCAAGCATCCACTAGTGGCGATCTATCACCAGCGGTTACTAGTGGCCACTACTCGCCAGCATCCACTAGTGGCGATCTATCACCAGCATCCACTACTGGATACGGCTCATCTGCAACCACTAGTGGCAATAATAGCATTGCCACTGCGATTGGTCACAACAACACCGCCACGGCCGGCGAGGGAGGGGCAATTGTGCTCGCGGCTTATGGTGAGTGGGACGGCAATGCCTATCCACTCAAGGCCGTTTTCGCGGGCATGGTTGGGGACACCCACAACGGCACGACCATCCTTCCAGGCACCGCCTACCGCCTGACGGTGGACGGCAATCTAGAGGTGGCCTGATAACCACGCTCACAACCGCAACATTTACGAGCAATCGCACAACACAGAGGATTTTGAAAATGGCAACGCTGCAAATGGATATCGTCAACGTATGGCGCAGAGACGCTAAAGGTTGCGTGAAAGACAAAAATTTTGGGGGCAAAACCTATTACGTTAACTCGATCGAGGAAGCTGAAAAAATCGCGGGCAGATACTCGTTATTGCCCGATTGGATGCTCTCGGACGCCGAAACCGGCCGAATTGTCGGCGAGTGCCATGGCGGGACTGACAACATTTTCATTCGGCGGGGTGAGTGATGAGAGCCCTTCTGGAATGCGAACTTGGGGAACTCGTCACTTTTATCTGGCTCGTCCCTCTCCCGATAATAGGCTTGATGACGACGATCATGTGGTTAGTCGATCACCTTGCTTGGAGACCCTAATGGACAAGCATGAAAACCCGCACCCTCTCGAAGGCAAGCTTGAGCCCGAATGCCGCGAAGTCCCTACGCCTATGGAATGTGCGGCATTGTCCATCGCCATCAGCGCGAAACGGATCGCGGATGCTCTGGCCGGACCTGACGCCGGTCAAGCCATTAGCACCAACATCTATCACGCCATCAGCAATGCGCTGATCGAAGACCTGCAACGGAGGGGCTGAAATGAGACGCAGTGAAATTCTCGACTTTCAAGCGGGACGCGAGGCCCGGATTAAGGGTTGCGTCCGAGACCGCCGCAAAAACGTGGATTGGTTGCGAGGCTGGGACAACGTTCAGGATGATTACAACGCCGAAGAGGCCGAGGCCAAGGCTCGGTTGCAGAAAGGATAGCTAAAAATGGCTTACAAGTCAGAACATGAAGAGTGGATAGAAGAACTTGAAGGCAAAAGGCCCAATCCATTGTTGCATTATGCAAAGCTTGGCTTTGAGATTGCGCTTGCAATCATGCTGCTACTATTTCCGTTCTATGCCCACAAACTTGGGATATATTGAAATGGCAGGA